GAGATGTTATTACGTCGCCTACTGCCGGAAACTTCTCGTATGCGACTTTCAATTTAAACCCGAACGAACCCCAAACGTGGGAATGGCTTACACAGATCGCGTGCAACTATGAAGAATGGGTACCTGAAGGTATCCTCTTCTACTTTAAAAGTACTAGCGGTTCCGCACTCAACAGTACGAACACCGCGTTGGGTACCGTCATTATGGCCACGAACTACAATCCTTACTCGCGACCATTCCAATCAAAAGCAGAAATGGAGTCATACGAATTCTGCTCCAACGGTCCTCCGTGTGCAGACTTAATTCACATGATCGAATGTGATCCTCATCAAGGTGCAATCAATACTTACTTCGTCAGCAACGTCAACACAAACTCTAGCGCGAGTTCGAGTTCTCAAGATCTCCGATTCAACACATTGGGCACTTTCCAAATAGCTACCGTTGGATTCCAAGCAGCCAAAGTCAACATTGGAGAACTTTGGGTTACTTACCAAGTCACCTTCCTTAAACCCAAACTGTACGAGTCACTGGGTTACGCTTCGGACAGTATCGATATCTGGGCTACCGTAGCCACAGATAGTAACTTGGTCACCGGACCTGTTAACTTCACTGCCGCAAATGTCAACAGTCAGACCATTCCATTCAAGATCCAAACTGCATGGGATTTTCTCTACTTCTTTGCCTCCGCAAACAATTTGGATATACACTTCCCGCTTTATGCGTATCCGACCGAGTATATCATCATCTATAGCAGTGCTTACACTGCTGCCGCTACTCCTGCAATTACTGCTACTCCTTCGGCTGGTGACTATGCTGCATCTTCACTACCTGTCATCATGACCATCACTCAAACTCCAGCAGTAGCTGTCGTAAGTGGACTGGTTAACCTCACTTTCAGAATTAGAGTTCCAGGTGGTATTGTTTCCAATACAGGTGGACTTAACACTCCGAAGGTACTTATCACCATCACGGGTAATCTGGTTGCAAACACTGGTCGCATCCAGATACAACAAGTCCCTTATGCGGTAACTCCTTCCACAACATAATAAAGTTCCTCTTTAAATTTCATTTGCCTAATTTTTTATGTTTTATTTTCAATACGTCAAAAAACATCCCGGCACAATGGCACTGGCCCACTAGGTCGTCTAGGGTAATACTATACCTAGACTCCCCTAAAAACCGGCAAGGGCCGGCACGGGCGGGCCAGGCAAGGGCCGGCAAGGGCCGGCAAGGGCCCCGCGGCAAGGGCCGGCAAGGGCCCCGCGGCAAGGGCCGGCAAGGGCCGGCAAGTACACCTCATTATTATGTCTCTAAAGATAGGCTAATGTAAACGATATACGCCGCGCTATCGCGGCTAGCTAGAGCGATGGATAAGTTGAAACACACACTATATATTGTATTTAATTGGCACGTTAGATCACTTGTGCGCTCCTAGCTCAGTGAACAGAACCTTGTTAACCGATATATCGGTTGGAAACAAGGCACGGGTTCGAATCCGTCTGTGAACTAGTTAGACCAATTAGCTTAAATTTGAGGACCAAGATTGAAATCAAATGGCGGCTAACCCCAAGAAGAACCGTAACTGGTGCTTCACAATCAATAACTGGGAGTTATTGAGTACTCACCTCTTAAATGATGTGAAGGCAAGACTTAGTGCTGCAAAGTACTGGGTAATGGGGAGGGAAGTTTCCCCCAGTACTGGGACTAAACATTTGCAGGGATTCGTGCAATACCACAACGCTGTGTACTTCAACGGAGTGAAGAAGGATCTCGAGGGCACCGGTGCCCACATCGAACCGTGCAAGGGTACAGCGTTGCAGAACATGGACTACTGTAAGAAAGACGGCGACTTCGAAGAACATGGGGAACCCCCCATGTCGCAGAAGAGAAAGGGCGAAGTCGGTGCTGCTGCGACACAAGCGAAGTGGAGAAAGTTATACGACTTGGCCAAAGAAGGAAAGAATACTGAGATCGGTGAAGAATTCCCTCGAGAAGCTATCGTGTGCGTGAACCACATACAAAAAGTAAGAGAAAGCTTCATCGGTAACAAGACCAAGAACCTTGCAGGCTGCTGTGGCTTGTGGCTAGAAGGAAAATCAAACGCGGGGAAGACGCACTTGGCTACGACGATGTTCCCCGGCGCTTACGAGAAAAAGGCTAACAAGTGGTGGTGTCGATACAACGACCAAGAGGTAGTTATCATCAATGATGTGTCGCCTTTTCAGAAGAAGGACATCACCGATCACTTGAAGATTTGGGCTGACAAGTATCCTTTCCCGGTTGAAACTAAGGGTGGTGGCATGCAAGGCTTACGGCCAAGAAAGATCGTGGTCACTTCGCAGTACACCATCGATGAAGTCTGGGAAGACGCCGAAACTCGAGAGGCTATGCATCGTCGATTCAAAGAAAGACACGTCGAATTCGATCCCGCTGTGGCAAGACGTAATCGAAATCCCAACGACCTGAGCGACGATGAAGTACAAGCATGGGCCTCAGACGAAGAAGAAGATGAAGTGGTGGAAGTGGTTGAGGTGAGTGATGACGAAGTCCAATGTACACAATTAGACTTGAACGTCAGTGATCTTGAGTTGTAATAAATACAGTTCCTTTTTATTAAAACTTCTGGCTGCTGTTATACATTCCTCCTCTACCGCGATTGTACCCTCCTCTCGAAGGTCCTCCGAAAGTCCCTGCCCGACTGTAGCCATAGGGCTTCAGCTGCGCTTTCGAGTAAGTCAGCTTGACTTTCTTCCTTGCTGGTTCTGGAGAGTCGTCAATAAAGTCTTCATCTTCTTGAGTGGCAGGTAACTCGTCCTCAGATTCATCTTCGTCGAGATCATGAATCATAATAACAACTTCGTCCAGTTTCTTCTCTATGCGCTTGCACATCTCCACAAGCGCCGCAATATCGACAAGTTGTTCAACCACAATTGCTTCATCTTTCTGAGACATTGAAAAATTAAACGAAGTCCACTGGCTTTCGTTTTTTCACTGAAAATTTCTTAGCCCTCACTTTTCGGCGAAAAGTAAAAACCGTGTTTCCTGGTCTGTTTTTATGGCTGCCGAAGACAAACCCTCGTTAAAGAAGTCTTTGTCAGTTCTCTGGAAAGACGCAAAAGAGTTTATCTTAAAGCTTAACGTTGACAAGAAGTCCGATAAGAAGTCTTTTGGTGACCAAGTTCTCACTGAGTTAAGAAAATTCAGTGCTCACTACTCTTCTTATCCAACGCCTGTAAGGAACGTGATCATCTATCTCATCAAAAACACTCCAGCTTGGGTAATCGCTTCGGTACCTTCTCTCGCTCATCATTACAGTTCCAAGCTTAAACTTGCCCGCTACGCTAAGAAAAAGACCGCTGTCAGAGGTTACCGCAAGTACCTTCGAACCTACGGAAGTAAAAGACGCACTTACCGTCGACGAAGAACAACCACTCGACGCCGCAGTTACCCTCGTAGACGTTATACCCGACGACGACGATACTCGTATAGACGATAATGGCTTACAAACGGAAAAGAGATGCTATGAAAAGTGCATGGCTTGGTCCTGCCTTGTCTGCAGGTTTTGGAGCTGGTGCAACAGCTGCTGGATTCGGTGCTTTTGCTCCTGCAGCTTCCGCTTTTGGAGGATACCTAGGCCAAAAAGTTAAAGACATCACCGGATATGGTGATTACACCGTCAACAAGAATTCCTTGATTAGCGGTACAGTTCCTGAAGTTGGAAATGAATCAAGATTCGCGGACGGTCTTACAGTTTCCCATCGCGAATACATCGGAGATGTTATTACGTCGCCTACTGCCGGAAACTTCTCGTATGCGACTTTCAATTTAAACCCGAACGAACCCCAAACGTGGGAATGGCTTACACAGATCGCGTGCAACTATGAAGAATGGGTACCTGA